TCGACAGCAGGCGATTGCAATTGCGTTGTCCGAGGCAGGTTTAAGCAACAAGCCGCCGAAGAGGAGGAAATGATGGGCGCGAACATTTGGTTCTGGCTGATCTACGTGATCTTTGGGGTCTTTGGCCTTCTTGGTATCGGCCCTTGGTATAGGGATCGTGTCGGTCCATGGGGACCATTTGGTGGCTGGCTAGTCCTGTTTATCCTCATTGGCCTCCTTGGTCTTCACGTCTTTGGAAGTCCTGTTAGGTAGTGTGAGTCACACAAGATGGCTGAACCATTACAGATAACGGTCCCTGCGGTCGGTTATGAAGACCCTGAGGTCGATGACTGGATCGCAGCACAGTTAGCTCGCCAGAATGCTCCGGTAGGTAGCGTGCAGGAAACGATCAACCAACGCTTTCCTAAACTCGGTTGGAACGATCAGGCTGAGATGTCCCCTGGAATGAATGCAATTCCAGAAACGGATGACGAAGCTTACAGTGGTATGGATACGGTAGGGCTCCAACACTACTGGCGCGACCTACCTAAGCTAACGAATGAGGCAGGCGCAGCGGCATGGATGAAAGATCCTAACCCTAGTGGTGGCTTCTCAGGGAACATAGAGGATCGTAGAAGCCAATCGAGCTTAGAAGCAGCTCTTGGAATGTTGCAGACCACGATGGGAGATGAAGATCTTAGTCAACTCACTCCACAGGAATACATCAATCGTGTAATCGGTGGCATGCACAACAACGATTTCTACTATGGACCAGGGGCTGAAAACTACCACCTAGTTGAGGGAATGGCTCCGAGAAACTTCGATCAGGCTAATTTCTATCCAACACGGAAAGTGTCGAGGTGATGCGTGCCAAATTATCGTTTGCAAGAAGGGTCGGCCCAGCATGGTTTCCAACAAAGCCGCGCGAAGGTTCAGATTTTTGGGGGTGGGTTTGCGAATGGAAAGACGACTGGTCTTGTGATCAAGTCCCTGATGCTCTTGAAAGCCTACCCTGGCTGCATGGGACTACTTGGACGAGAAACCTACCCCAAGCTGAATGACACGCTGCGAAAGGAGTTCTTTAAGTGGTGCCCTGGCTACTGGATCAAGAAGAAGCCAACCCAGGAGGATAATAGTGCGTATCTCATCAACGGAAGCGTCGTACATTTTCGATATGTGGCCCAACGAGGTAAGAGCACGAATGAAGACGGGACCACGACCAGTAACCTACTATCGGCTACGTACGATTGGATTGGACTGGATCAAATCGACGACCCTGGCATCACGCATAAAGACTTCCTTGATCTGCTCGGACGGCTGCGAGGAGACACCCCTTACCGTGTGGAAGAAGGAGAAGAAGACGCTACCATGCCGAGTGACGGTCCAAGATGGTTAATGATGACGCTCAATCCTAGTCAGAACTGGGCGTATCACGAACTGATCAAGCCGTATATCGACTGGCGTGACAAGAAGATCTTCTCGAACAAACTGCTCGTAGATAGTGTGACTCACACGCCAATTATCGAGCTGTGCGAGAGCGACACTTATGCCAATAAGGCCAATCTTAAGCCTGACTTTATCGCTACGCTTGAGACGACGTACAAAGGACAGATGCGTGAGAGGTACCTGCTCGGGAAGTGGGCAGCATTCGAAGGGCTAGTACACCCTGAGTTCGATGTGTCTCGTCACGTTATAAAGAGAGAGGTGATCCTTGACCATCTTGCAGATTGTAAAAGACGACACGTTAAGGTCAAATCAATCGAAGGCTACGACTTTGGGATCGTCACACCCACGTGTTACATGCTTGGGTTTGTTGATGATTATGGGCGAGTTATTGTACTGGACGGGTTTTATCATCCTAATTTTGACATTATGCAGCATGGTAATACTATAAGAGAGATAAGGGCACGATATGCAGGACTGCTACATACACATGAGCCGATCATTGCGGACCCTGCAATCTTCCGGCGAATCGTCGTTGCTGGTCAGTCCATCAGAAGCACGACGATCGCAAAGATTCTCAAGGATAGTGGTCTTAATGTCCGTCCAGGGAGCAGTGATATCCTATCTGGTATCGCTAAGGTTAATTCGTATATCGCTGGCACTCCTAAGACGCCACATTTGGTCACTGAGGAGCGTCCTGGGCCACTATTCTACATTGCTGAAGAACTCCCGTGGTTCTTGGACGAAGTGATGAGCTACTACTGGAAAAGAGATAACCAAGGCAAGAACATCGATGAACCAGTAGACCATAACGATCATGCTATGAACACACTAAAATACATGCTCAGTAAGCTACCTGATCCTAGCGAGATCAAAGTGCCAGAGGAAATGCTCCCACCTAGCTGGTCTTTCTGGCAGGAAATGAGCATAGATGACTATCAACGATCAAGACAAAGGGGAATATGATGGCAGACCCAAAGCCAAGGTTCAATCCAGCGTCGTTCTACGTGATTCCAGGCAATATCCTGAATATTGTTTGGGAAGAAGTATGTCAGCCATATTTGGCAATCGCACGTGGTCCAGTTAAAGATCAGCTTGAGCAGCGGCTTGGCTTGATCCTGAACAATGCAGTCGAAGATACGTCTGGTAGAAGCCGGTTCAATAGGTAGTGTGAGTCACACATGACTGATGAAGCTCCTCTTTGGCTCCTAAGGATGCGCTCGATGAATGGGCTATCAGAGAAGCCAGGTGCACCAGACGAGACAAAGATACTGGCTATGGCAGATAACATCGCTAGAGCCTACCCTGAGATGGAATCTTACTGTAATGGGTACAGCCATGACTCAATCCCCTGGTGCGGACTCGCGGCGGCTGACTGCATGGCAACTGTCGGTGTACGACCCCCATTTGGAAGTACAGATACGGATAGGTTTCTGTGGGCAAGGAGTTGGGCAGACGACCCCAACTATGGTGTTCTTAAAGTACCCAGGCTCGGATGCGTTGTGGTACTTACCCGTTCGGGCGGAGGACATGTTACGTTCTACGAAAGCACGAGTGGAACCAACTACATGTGTCGTGGAGGGAACCAGTCTGACGCCATTAACCTTGCCCCGTTTCCTAAGTCGAATGTTGTTGCGTTGGTTTGGCCAAAAAGTGAACCAATTCCGCTTCCAATCGATCCGCCCTCGACCTCGTTGCCTGTGTTGCGAAAGGGGAGCACCGGCCCCGACGTTGTTAGATTGCAGGAACTGCTACCTAAATGGATCGATGGCGATTTCGACACCACCACTGAATCTCTAGTCAAGGAGTTCCAGCGGTCTGAGGGACTTGAGGTGGATGGTGTAGTAGGGGAACAGACATGGGCGGCTCTGTTGGACGAAGAGCCTCCTCCGAATACGGTTCCAGTGTTTGGCACAGAGGGACCGTGTTCGTGGTTCGGTGGCCCGAACGATACAGGCGTCGCACCTGATGAGGGACTTGCTTTCATTACCGATATAAGTCAGGCACCGCACTTGTTCCTGCCATATCAACCTAGTGGAACGACAGGACTAGCGCGACGACTCGATCCTGAAGTGTTCTACATTGCCTGTCGATGGGACTATAAGAGAACGCCGCGAGCCATGCTACTGAGTAGGAAAGCAATCGTTCGAGCAATAGGTACCGGGATCGAACACTCTGCGTACCCTGCCGATTGGGGGCCGAATGCAGGTACAGGACGGGTAGCCGATCTCTCTCCTGGCCTAATGGAAGCACTGGGAATTGAAACCGATGACGAAGTAGAAGTGGAGTTTCCAACATGAATCTAGCGAATGAACTAGACCTCGAACTGGACAACGCAGTCAAGCGTCACCTTGGACGTGTGTTCGATAAGTACTTCACGTCGATGTCACCGCCCGAGACTAAGACTGAGCAGTTACAGTCTGACCTGAAGCTGCTCGAGGGCGATATCGAAATCGCGACGAAGGCACTGGAACAGATGCTATGAATCCAAGTGGGGTGGCGGTGGCGGTCCTTACGGTGGTGTTCACGCTAACCGCCATCTTCTTCCTTGACGACGCTAGTGGTGATGTACCTCCGCTGAAACCCTCTGTTTACGATAAGAAACTTGATAGGCTCGACCGACGGGGTGTGGAAGCTGCGTATAGTGCTCGCGTAGGACTTCTGTTTCAGAACTGGATGACCGACACGAATCAAGAGAGCCAAGATCGCGCACTACG